AATACCCGCCGCCGCTGTACCTGCCGCACCTGAACCTGCCGGTGCCGCAACGTCTTGTGCTTTAACTGCTGGATATACTTTAGTACCTAATGAACAAGTCCAAGTAATACTTGAAACCTGTACAATATCAGTTGCCACTGCACCGTGTGCCGCGTCTGTTGTTATTGATACTATACCTGTAACATTATCGTAAGCGGCCGCTGTAACGTTTACAGTACTTCCGCCAAATGCAACTGTACCGCCACTTGTATAAGTGTGAGCATAACTGTTTGCACCTGTCATTATATCTAAAGTAGTTGCTGATGCATTAGAAGCAAGTACAACAAAACTCTCTTGCGTACTTGTTACTGCTGAGTTTGTAATAACATCATCTATAATAGTTGCCAAGTGTTCAAGTCCTGCTATTGAATATACACTATCACCTGAATTTGTTAATTGTCCTGCTGGTGAAATTTTAGTTGAACGTAGTTCGTCACCAACCACAGCACAACCTTCTGGTACAACCATTGGAAGTACTTCGTTAAATTGTCCTGTCTTAACAAAAAGCGTGTCGTTTGCAATTAATTGTGCTGGGACACCAGTTGTATTGCCTGCAGTCAAAGATGCTGTAGCAATAGCTCTAAGAGCGTTTAAGACGCCTTGTGCTTCGGGTTCTTCAGTTAGTGTAGCATCTGTTACACGTAACGTTGGAGTAGCAACACTTCTTAATGCTTGATAGTCACTTGCTGGTGCGTCTTGTGTAATTACATCATCAACTAACTCTGTAATGAATGTAAGCATCGCGCCAAACTCTGCTGTAATACCATCGTTGCTTACGTAATACTGATCTGCCGCACTGTCAAAGTATGCAAGTGTTTCTAATCTTGTTTTCTTATTACCACCATGTGATAAATCCCAAATAAGTGCATCAACAAATGTACCTATGTCTCTACGCCAGTCTGCCGCAGTGTAAGTAAATGATCCTGTGTATGGACTAATTGATCCAACAATTTGTGTATCAACCCAACTTATAACTTCGTCTTGAATAAATTGTTTGTTTAATTTTAATAATTGTGTTGCGTTAGGTTTTCTTGCACCTTTTTCAATTTGTTGTAAACCAAACTGTACAGTTCTAAAAGGTTTATCAAGTGTAACACCTGCCGCTGGAGCATCTAAATCAACTCCATCAAGTGCAGTATAATAAACTGCATCAAGTTGACCAAAGAATGCCCATTCTGGATCTGTTCCTGTTGTGTTAACTTTTAATACTTGTCCTGGTTGACCAACTGGTAATCTTGTTGGACCTGATCCACCGTAGTAAACAAGGTCACCACGTGTAGTTAAGTTACCTGCTTCAGCACCACCGTTTAATAAATTCCAAAAGTTACCTGCTGTATCTTGGTCTGGTCTATTTTGACCTGCACCAACTTGTTCTGAAGTATGTGGAGCAACACAAACATATGAGTTAACATCGTTAATACCTCTAACAACATCACCTTTGTCATAATAAGTTGCGTTTGCCCAAGCACTCTTCCAGTATAAACCTTCATTTAGTTTATCCCAGTAAACTGCATCTGGTGGTCTGTTACCTGTACCATCTGCAAGTGCAATAAATGTCCAACCTCCAAGTCTAACTACATCGCCGATCTTATAAGCCGTTGCGTTATTGTAATCACCCTTGAAAGAAAATCCTGTTGTAAATAAATCCCAATCACTTGCGTTGTTGTATGGAATAATATTAAAGTTGTTTGTTTTTGAAACGTAAGTGTAACCACCATAAGTAACAACGTCACCTGGTTGGAAGTTTTCATTGTTCTGCCAACTGTCTTCAAATTCTAATCCTGGAATAAAGATAGACCAGTTTGCTTCATCCGCCGCAAGTGTTGCACCTGCTGTGTGGAACGTTCCACAAATCCATAAGTCTGAACCATACTTAACAACATCATTGTTTTTGTATCTTGTTCCTGTAACCCAGTCACCTAAGTATTCAATACCTTTGTGTAAGTAATCCCACTTGGCTTGATCTTGTTCAAGTCCTTCTGTGTCATTAGCGCCTGCTGTATGTCCAGTGTTACAAACATAAACTTGTCCACCGTAACGTACAACGTCACCTTTTTTGTATCTTGTTGTTGCAATCCAAGCGTTTAACCAAGTTAAACCATTTGCAAATAAATCCCATTTAGTATCGTCTAATTCTAATCCGTCACCTACTGTTGCGCCAGATGTGTGTGCTTCTGTACACAAGTACATAACACCGCCATAACGAACAATGTCATTAACTTTATATCTTGTTGTAACACCCCAGTCACCTAACCAATCAAATCCTTCACAAAATAAATCCCATTTAGATTGATCTAATTCTAAGCCATCTGATGTTGTTGATGCTGATGTGTGTCCTGTATTTGCAATATATAAGTAGCCGCCGTACTTAACAATGTCATTAGGTTTGTAAACTGTTGTTAACGCCCAATTACCTTTCCACTCATTACCGTCTGCCATTTTATCAAAATTAGCAATTTGAGTGTCAAAGTTAGAACTTATATGACCAGTGTTAACAATATATGTACGACCACCGTAGCGGACTACATCATCTTTGAAGTATTCTTTGGCAGTGACCCAAGATCCCTTCCAAATAAACCTGATTCTACCTAATTTAAATTCAGCCATTGTTATTTCCTAACGTTACATTTATATTTATCATATCTGTTATTTCCCGTATCCCAACTCTTGTGGTGTAGTAGGATCACCCTCGTCTACAAGACCAAAGTTTGTAGCACCGCAGAACATACTGTGAGCCGCCATATCACCATCTATTGATTTTTGAAAGTTCATTTGGGTAGCAACATTAATTTTTCTACCTGCTTCTGAACTAATTTTTCTACCTTGGATTCTAACTTCACCCGCGATCACTGCGTTAACATTAACGTTAGTACCACCACCACTAATTCTACTATCAATATATCCTGCAATAGCTCGTTGTGTTGGTACAATTTCGTTACTATTTGCTGTAAATGTTGTATCAGTACTAAATTCTCTAATAACAGCATTTGTACCACCAAGTGTAACACCACCCAATCGTAATTCACTCAAACCATCTAATTCAAAGTAAGATGCGTTTAGTGTAACAATACCAGTTGCCTGTTCAACTGTAAATAATTCACCAACTCTAAAGTTACCATCTTGGTCTGTACTTGTGTAGAATACTCTACCACCGCCTTTGTTTTCAGTTTCTTGGAACTCTCTTACATCATAACCTTCAATTGGAGTTAGTAACGGATACTGTGAATTGTATAAGTTACCTTTACCAATTTCTAAGAAGTCATGTCCTGTTAATCTTACCTGTGAATATTTCTGTCTAATTGTTAAAGCAGTTTCGTGTTCTGGAGATTCTGCTCTATCAATGTTTGGAGTAATACCAAGTGTTGCTGTTAAGTTTGGTTCAGTTCCTTGAACATTTGTAATAGTTTGTACAGCATAAAACACATCATTAATACCAGCAACGTATAAGTTGTCACCTGGTCCAGGTTCTCTTGTTAACTCTTTAACTACAATACTTGTACCAATTTGATACATGTCTGCATAACCATCACCTTGAACAGTAACACCGATATTAATATATCCTGTACCTCTGTTTGTAAATTCAACTTGTCCAACACAACCGTCTGCCATTCTAACATCATAGTAAACATCTCTTGTATTATCTGGATCAATAATTGTCATTGTTGGAGGTGTTGATCCGTATCCTGATCCAGGTTCTTGTATGTAGAACGTAAGTAACTTACCACCACTTGCTCCTAACACAGTTGCTCTTGTTGTTGCACCTGTTCTTAAAGTTGCTAATGATGAAATACTTCCGTTTGTCATTGGATAAAACATAGGACCAGTTGTTGTTGCTCCTGCAATCATTCCTGAAAATGATCCACCTAATGAAGTTTTACTTGTCCAGTAAACGCCATCGTCTGATTGAACAACTCCACCACTTGCTGAAATTCCTAAGAACACACCTTGTTTGTATGCAAGGTAAATGTTATCTGAAACGTCTGTGTTATTACCTGCAATCCATACAGTACTTGCAGTCGCTATTGAAGCGTCTGTGAAACTGTGGAAGAATTTATTATTTACAGTTGATAAATCGTTTGGTGAATCATAAGTTGAAGCAACAAATTTACCTGCGCCAAACACAAGATCACAAACATCATGTTGCACATCACCAATGTCTGGTCCAGCAGTCCATGTAACACCATCGTCAACACTTTCCCAAGTGTCTCCTGATTCGTTTGCAGTAACCCATTTACCATTACCATAAGCAAGGAATTCTACGTTACTAACACCTGCTGTAACTTCTGTCCAGTTAGCACCATCGTTTGCACTTCTATAAATTTTATCTGTTCCTGAAGCGATAGCACAAATAACATTGTTACCTACTTCAATTTTACTAAATGTAACTCCGTAACTTAATAAGTTAGTTGCAGAATCGCCCCAACTTGTTCCGTCATTGGATTGTTTAACTCTACCATTACCGTCAACTGCAACAAATTGTGTATTACCTCTAACAACTCCAATGTAAGTTAAATCTTGATATGAACTTGCTTCAGTAAATGAACTTCCATCATCAGTCCAAACAATACTATTTGTTCCTACAATAACAGTTCTTTTGTTACCACTAACAACACCTTCAGCACTATCAATTGCCGCACTGTTGCTTGGAAGTGTTGCACTGTTTTGTGTAAACTGTGGACTTGTAAATGTTAATCTTGGCGTAATCTCATAACGTGTAGTTTCATCTAACACTGTTGCAATAGGCTCACCTGGTAAATGATGTTGCCAACCTGGCAATCCATCTATAGGTCTTGCAACTGTCATTGTTTTATCACCAGCAGTAACTGAGTCAATAGTAAATGTAACGTTACTACCTGTTCCGCCAATTGCCGCCGCTTGTATTGTAATAACATCAGCAACTTGGTTTTTTGTACCTGGAGAAGTAATTGATATTGATACAAGTCCTGTTGCATCAACACTTACTGTAACTGTTGGAGGTGTTGTATCTGCTCTACTGCTTGTACCAACTTTATCTGTGTATACACCTTCAGTAAGTGCCGCATCTTGACCACTTGTTACACTTGTTGTTACTGCACCACCGTTGTTCCAGTCGTAACTTGTAATATAAGCGTATTGTCCTCTGCCTTCACCTTCAATAATTGTAATTAATTTGTTTAAGTAGTATTCTTCATTGTTAACATCTTGGTTAGCAATTTGTATGCTTGTTTCATTACCACTTTGTGCTCTGTTGTTTGCGTATGTATATCCGTCACCACCTGCAAAACTTGAGTCACCTGGATCAGTAACTCTAATTTCTTGTACTGAGCCATCTCTAAATTCTGTTAATAAACCTGTTGCTCCAGAACCAGAACCAGTAATATCTACTGTACCAGTTGTGTAGTGCGTACCTGTTGTAGTGTAACCAACTGCAAATAATTTGTTTTCATCGTTGTATACTTTACCTACTGTTGCTTCTGTTGAGTAGTTGTCTACCTTAGCACTAATAGGTGTTTCGTTAGTGTCAAATCCTAATGCAACTGAACCGTATTCACCATATGAGTTGTTACCATTTGTTGCACGTACTTTTCCGCCTTCAGTACACAAGTAACCAATGTAACAATAATATGTAAACACTGATACAAGTTCTGACAATCCGTCTGCGTTACACCAGTACCCAATACCGTCTTGTATAATTTGTGTAAAGTCGTTAGCAACAATAGATTTGTTACCACCGTTGTGTAGTGTTCCATCAACTTTCATACCAACACATTTAGAACCAAACGTTGAACAGTTTTGTACGTATGTTGATTTAGTTGTTACCCAAACAGTTTCATCGTCTGGACCTGCACCTGGATCAAGTGCTACGAATGCATTACTTGCACTTGCTAATTCTCCGTCTGATGTAACTCTTTTAATTAAGTTTTCATCTGGTACTGTAAACTGTCCTTCAAGTCCTGACATTGTTAAGTTTCTAATACCACAACCGTTTCTAACACGGAACATGTCTTGGTCTTTAGTTTCAACTGTAGCAACTACTGATGTTGAACGTAATTCGTCACCTACAATAGCAACATCTTTTGGAACAGTAATCGGACAAATTTCTTCGTAGCGTCCTGTTTTAACAAGTATTGTTGCTGGTGCTCTTGTACCTTCATCTTCTAAAATATATTGTGTAGCATACTTAATTGATTTAAATGGAGACGTTGCTGATAGTCCTCTACCTGCACTGTTAGCATCAACACCATCTGGAGATACAAAGTAAACTTTTTGTGTTTGCTCTAAGGATTCCCAATTTAAATCTGTGTCTTCTTTAACTTTTAATGCATCACCCGGATTGTTAATTCCTAATCTTGCAGTGTTTGATGAACCGTGTGTTCTAATATCACCATAGTATTGAAGTACGTTTGTATTACCGCCTTCAACAACTGTTGTCCAAAAATTTTCTTGTGTGTAATCAATGTCTAAGTCTGGTCTTGATCCTGATGAACTTGCACTATGTCTCTTGATACAACGATATAGTGTACCAACATAAGTTACAATATCGCCTAAGTAGTATTCGTTAGTAACTGGAGAAGCATTTACTATTACTGTTTCTGCCCAGTTACCTCTAAACTTGTCACCATCAATTAGTGTTTGCCAGTAGTTGTCTGAATATTGTGTTGTTAATACAGCATCGCCATACATACCACTATGTGCATTACAAACAAGATAGTTTTTCTTGTATGCATCTCTTGGTACAATGTACTGTACATATCTTTCAGTTGCCGCGGCAAATCCTGAAACGTATGCCGCTAAGTCTGCAACTTGAACTCCGTCTAACCACCATGTTTGACCATTGCCAACATAGTTATATTGTCCGCCTGTATGGTGACCATTTTTACTTGTGCTAATGTATAATGCATGTGTAAGGTTAGATGAATCGTTTTGATAAAATCTATAAGTGTTATTTTCTTTTAATGTTAATGGTCCTTTCTCAGCACCGTTAACATAATATACATTTCCGCCACCTGGATTACCAACTGTAATTGTTACATTTTCAGTTGTCTTAACATCATCAGGTTCTGTGCCAATACTATCTCTAAGTGCGTGGTATAACCACCCGCCAAATCTAACAATGTCTCCAGTTCTGTATGCTATTGATTGATCCCAATCTGTTGCAGTTTCTCTTAAGTCTGGATTTTGATTATACTGTGAACCTAATCTGTAACCTTGTACAGTTAATTCCCAATCGCCTGTGTCTTGAGTAATTCCGTTAGTACTTGGAGTACTATTAGTATTAATTGTTAATGAAGTATAAGTGTAACCACCGTAACGTACAATATCACCTGGCTGATAAATTTCTGAATCAAGCCATTGTGTTTCATATTCATAACCTGGTAACCAGATACTAAAGAAACTTTCTGCGAATGTTATATCTGAATTATGTCCTGTGGTACAATACCACATTGTAGGACCAAACCTTACAACGTCACCAATTTTATATTTTTCTCTTTTAGAAAGTGTTTGGTTTCCTGTTCCGCCTGATGCATTTCTATTATTTCTATTTGCAAGGGCATCGTCTTTTTCAAAATATAATTTAAGATTATTGCCGTCAACAATTCTTACATAGTAGTAAGTGTTTTCAACAAGATTGTCTGCTTGTGTACCGTCTGTTGTGTACTGAACTAAGTCGCCGTCACTCATACCGTGACTTGTTACTGTAAGTACACCTGTTTCTATTAATTCAATTGCTACATCACGCTTTGCAATCCAGTGTTGTTTATAATCAATACCTGAAAGTAAAATTTCCCATTTAGTTAAATCTTCTTCTAATCCAAGTCCTTCGTCATTTGCACTCAAATGCCCAGTTACACAACGATAAACTATTCCGCCGTATCTTACTAAATCATCTGCTACATATCTTACTCTTGGTGCCCAGTCGTATTTCCATTGATCGGATCTTGTTACAATTTCCCATTTAGTAGCGTCTGCTTCAAGACCTGCAACAGTAGTTGAACTTGTATGTTCTTGTGTTGCAATATAAATTATACCACCGTATTTTACTGTGTCTCCGATTGCATAGTTTACCTGTGGTAACCATTCGTACAACCAGTTCTGATCTTGGACCATTAATTTCCAGTTACCAAAGTCGCCGTCGCCTAATACACCTTGTTCTTCAATATTAAAGTATGCGCCTTTGTCTTCACTGTCTACAGTTCTGTCAAAGTACCAAATTTTATCTGGAGCATCAAGTGGAACTGTCCATCTAATAGATCTACTTGAAGCACTTGCAAAGTTACTTAGGTATGCTGAAAGCGGAGTTTCAGTACCATCAATGTAATATGTAATTCCGTCTGTGTAATAATCTACAAGAGCAGTATCTGCATTACTACCGTCTTCGTAAACACTAAATCCTAATGGGTGTGTTTGTCCACCAAAGTTAATATTTGTTGCTTCTGTTTGTGTAAATTCGTATGTAGTACCTTTTTGAAGAGTTAAAATATTTTTCTCAACACCGTTTAAGTAAACTGTACCTGTAGAAGATTGTCCTCTACCTGTTGGAAATATACTACCACTATCATAGTCGATTGTTACGTTTATTGTATTAATTGTACTTGGAACAGTGTATTCCGCAGATGTGTGTCCAATGATTGCTGAATATACTTGTCCACCATAACGAACCATGTCGTTAACTCTATAATAATAGTTAGGTTTCCAATTACCAAGCCACTCATAACCATCGGTCATTTGTGTCCACTTAGGTAGTGTTGCGTCTAAGTAATCAATGTAAAAGTCTGGATCAGATGTATGTCCATTTAAGCAAACAAATGTTTTACCACCGTAACTTACAATGTCATCTTTAATATATTGTGTTGATGTAAGCCATACACCTTTCCATCTAAAGCGGATTCTGTCAAGTTTAAATTCAGCCATTGTTTCTACTTTCCTGCATGTTCATATTGTATTTAACCATTATGGAGATACCCCATCTGGAAAATCATAATTTTGATTAATTCTAACTATTAAGTTTCCCTCGTCATCAACATAATAAATTAGGTTTCTGTCGTCCCATCTAAATTGTTCGTAACGTAAGTTGCTGTATGATGTATTATGTTCCTCATCTCTACCTTCAAAAAACTCAATTCCTCTTTGGAAATCTGGATAGTTCTGTTCTGGATCTCCTGGTCTATTCAATTGCACACCGTCAGTTGCTTTTAACTGATCTGATTTGACCAAATACAAGTCACCTTCATCTGTTCTACGTAATCCGTAAAAGAATCTACTTCCCTTAACCGATTTAAGTAATGTTCCTACTTCTGTACCTTGATAAAAACTTGCCATTCTCTAATCCCTACGCAATGTTAATTGTGTTACCCATGTTGCTGTGTGCAGTACATTGATAATATAATGTTGCTGGTGCATTCATTGGTACTGTAAAAGTAATAACCCCTGTTGATGCTCCGTTGTTTAATACTCCGCTACTGTATGCTCCGCCACCGTTTGAAACTCTAATTTGTAAAGGATGACTACCACCACTTTGATTATTAAAGTAATATGTCTGTCCTTTTTTCAAATATAAAACCGGATCATTAGTTGTAGTTGGAAATCCAGGACCTGTAAATGTGTAGTCTGAAGTTCCTGCTGAACCAATAGTCCAAGTTGTTGCTGGACCGTTCTGCATAACATAACTTGTTCCGTTGTATCCAAGTGTGTAACCAACTAATACGTTTGTTGTAGAAACATCTGTTAATGCATTAAGTGTCGTTGCACCAACTGTTCCATCGTAGTTAATTGTTAATGTGTTACCTGTAACTTCAGTTGCAATACTTGTACCACCTGCTATTGTAAGTGTATCTGTTAATCCTGTTGCCGCTACTGTTCCTGTGTCACCTGTAAATGATTCAAATAAGTTTTGGTCTGTTGATTGATCAACAACAAACTCTAAAGCATCTCCTGCCGAGTTAACTTTAACAAATCTATTTGCCGCGCCTGTAAAGTTTACTGGTGTATCAGATAAGTTTAAGAAAGCACCACCAAATAATGTTGGCTTGTTAGTAAAGTTAGTGTAATCTAAGAAGTATGCACTATCAAATCCGTCTAACGTATCAGCGTCTGTTCCACTTCCACCTGATGTAATATCTGTTCCTGGTGCCCATTGTGCGCCATCCCATTTAAGAACATCACCTGTGCTTGCCGCTGTACTTGAAACATCACTTAATGCACCAATTGTAATACCACTAACTTCTGATGCTGTAATTGATGTTGAATATTCTAATGCTGTTGCACCGGAGTTAACTCTTACAAGATTGCCGCCGGCCGCTGTAAAGTTATTTGGAGTATCTGTTAATGCAACAAACGAAGTAGAGCCTCCTCCACCACCGCCTGCGCCTGGTGCAAATTTTCCACCTGATGCACTCCATACAAGAACTTGTCCATCATTAATACCTGTTATATCAACATCTGATAAAGCACCAACACTTGTAGTAGTATCTAACATCTTGACCCAGGCATTACTATGAGCGTAGTAAACTGCCGCGTCTGCTGTAACTTTTGCTAACATACCATCGTAGGTTGTAGGACTTGGTAGGTCTGCAAATGTTGGATATAAGAAAGTTACTTTATTACTTCCTGTTACTGTGCTTGGATAAGAATTTAATACTCCGTTTTGAAGAATAGTAAGTACTGATCCATCACCTAATGCTGTATATAACTCGTTAAAGTTATTATTAATTTTCGTAGCGCCTGCTCTAAGGTTATCACCTTGCCCATCATTTGGTAGAACACCTACGTTTACTTGTTGTTTGCTCATTTTATCTCCTACTCCTACGTTTGATCAAATGTAAAGTTGTTGTTATCAAGCGTTATACTTGTATTGTCAAATTCTTTGTCGCTGTCAATGATTGTTATAGTGTCGCCAGCATATTCAACTGCGCCATCTGCAAGACCTTGGTTAATTCTTACAACTAACTCTCCGTCATCATTAACATAATAAAATAGATTAGCGTCATCCCAACGAAACTGTTCATAGTTTAAATTCTTATATGTCAAGTTATGTGCTGAATCTCTACCTTCAAAAAACTCTCCACCTTCATCAAAGTCTGGATAGTTGTCTACTGGATCACCTTGCTTGTTAACTACTATAGAGTCTTCCAAACTTAATTGGTCTAACTTACCTAAAAATAGTTCTCCTTGATCTGTTCTACGTAGTCCATAAAAATATCTTTCACCAAGGTTGTCTTCAATGGTTTGTGTTATTGTTTGTCCTACATTAAAAACTGACATATTACACTATCTCCACATAACTCATTACAGCATCTAAACTTGCATCAATGTCTGCTACTACAGATATTGTGTTGTCTGCCGCAATAATAATCTTTTCACCACCGTTCAAAACTTTCATAGTTGAGTTTGGTGGAAGCAACACATCTTTTAAATAAAATGCTTCGATTGATGTGTCGTCTGCAATTAAAACACTTGTACTTACAACAGATTCAGTTAGGTTGGCTAAAGACAATCCAACAACTGTTGCTGTTGTACTTGGTCCAGCGGAGTAAATAGGAACTTTTACTTTTCCTATTTCTTTAACTGCTTTATTTCTAAAAAATGTTGCCATCTTATTTTCCTATTATCCTATTGTTACTGCCATTTTAATAGCAATTTCTTCTGCGTCTTGTGCTGATACAGCACCTGAACTACCTGCTACTGAAACCCACTGCCCTGCTTGGTCGTAAATTTCAACTCTATCGTCTTGCGTATTAAAACGCATCATTCCTGTCTCCGGTGTTGGGTGTCTGTTTAGTAGTGTTCCTGTTGGAATAACAAACCCACCCGTTCCTTCAATTTTGAAGTAACCATCACCTGTTTGTGCAAGTGTGGTAATAGCGCCGGCTACAGTATTAGTTATCGAATTTTCGTTGAATCCAAAATTTTCTACAATAACTTTACCAGTTCCGTTTGCTAAAAGGTTCAAATCAGCGTTTGTAGTAATGGTTCTTACAGTATTTCCTTCAATTTCAATGTCATCAACTAATAATTTGGCAACATTGAAGCGTGTTGCGTTAGCATCAGCAATTAAATTTCCTTGTGCATAAAATCTTAGTGTGTCATCGTCTGCACCCGGAGTTAATTCTGCTGTAATATAAGTATCTTGGTCATTGTCACGTACACCGTTAAGAGTAATCCATGCTCCGTCATAACCTTCAAACACATTTGTGTCTGTGTTATAACGTATCATACCATTTACGCCTGTACCTGGACGTTGTGCTGTTGTACCTTTTGGTATTGTTAATGAACCTGTTGAATCAATCTTAACTGTTTCACTACCTGGATCAAGAACTATGTCGCCTGGTGCTGAAATAATATTAGTTTTAAAACTTAAATCGTCTACAACAATACTTCCTGTACCACTTGCACGTAATTCTAAGTCTTGGTTCGTGTTAGTAGTTTGAATAACATTTGTATTAATATTAATATCATCGACTTGTACTTCTCCTGTATGAACTTTCTTCCATTCATAACTTGAAGTACCTAAGTCATATGTTCCATCTTGACTTGGTACAAGGTTACTTGCAATACCTGCCACAATGTTAATACTATCACTTGCTTCATCACCAATTGTAATGTTACCACCTATTGTAACATCACCTGTTACATCTAAGTTTCCTGCAATGTTTACATTGTCTGCAAAATTAATAATACCGTCAGCACTATCAATGTTTAAGTCTCCGCTTAAACTTTCTACAGTGTTACCACTTAATCTTGTGTTACCTGTTTGAATCTTGTCGCCATCAATAATAGTTGTACTTGCGCCAGTGCTAAATCTTACACTTTGTAAAGTATCAACATTGAAGTTTGCGTTAGTAAAGTTAACAGTACCAGATGATTGATCAACATGGAATACATCACCAACTCTAAAGTCACCTTTGTGGTCAACTGAACTAAAGTAAATGTTTGAATCATTTAATTTTGTAACTTCTTGGCTTTGTATAACTGTTGAAGGATCATTATCAACTGCTTTACCGTTACCAATGTATGCAAGGTTCTGAGAGATAAGGTACATAACAACGCCGTTACCGTCGCCGTATATTCCATAGTTACCGTAAACACATGCACTACCAATTGATCTAATCTCACAACCAAAGTCTGAGAAGTCAACCATTTCCATACCAGTTGCATATGCACCTCCGCCAAAACCAATTGACTGATCTAAAATAGTTTCGTCATCAAATGTTGTCGAAGTATCTGTACCGTTAAATCTTAATAACAATTTAGTGTTATTATCGTTTGCAACTTCGTTCAGTGGCGGTGTATAAGAACCTGCTGTATATCTTGCAGTGTCTGAAATTCTAAAATCATCTACGTAACCGTTCCAACCATTTGAAGCATCGTACACTGCACCAATAATAAATGGTTTACTTGTTCCGAGTGTGCTACTAAATGCGTTATCACTATCAACTCTTGTTCCGTTAACATATAAATTAATTGTATTGCCTGAACGTGATACTGCAACGTGTGTCCATGTTGTAGTTGATAGCGTTCCTCCGGACAATATATCTGCACCGTTGTAATAAACTTTTACTGTACCGCCTACTTGATATACATATAAGCCTGTGTCAGTTGCAGTACCAGCTCTCATATCAACTAATGATGTTGTACCTGTTACACTGTCAGCATAAAAGTAACCTTCAATAGTAAAGTCTGTTGTTCCTAAACCAAAGTCTGGATCATTTGCAATACTGATATAGTCGCCGGTACCGTCTAATTGTAAACTACCAGTGCCGTATTTTTTAATTGTTGTATCTATTTGTGCTTGACCTGAAGCAACTACTGTTTTTCCACCACGTTCAAATTTAGTTTCAAGTCCAGCGGCATTACCATTTAAGTAAATGTAGTTTCCATCTACTTCATTTACTGTTGCACTAATTACAGTTCCGCCTGCTTGTGTGTATTGAAACACTTCAGTTGCTGTTGGAGTTCCAACAAGTCCACTTAATTTAATTTTAGTACGTCCTGTACCTTTTATTCCTGTAGAACCATTAACACCTTGTATCGCTTTGTCTGCAAAGTATACAAAAGAGTTTAACCATTCAACTCTTGCACCGTTAGTTACATATAATCCAACTGCTCCAGGAACAATAAATGTTACTGCATGGAAAAGCATTGACGCTTCTCTTGAACCTGCTGATGCTATTGCACCATCTAAGTATGCTCCACGTCCAGCATCACCTTGGTCAAAGCCTCTTGGATCACTTGCACTTGTTACACTACCCTTTGTAATTACTGTTACGTTTTTAATATATGGTGATCTTGAAGTAACATTAAAATTACTTGCAAATTTAAAAGCATAACCTTCGTCAGCAACACTATTATAGTAAAAGTCTTTGATTGACAAGTCCATAATACTTGTTTCGCCTTGTAATATAAAGCAGTCATTGTTATTTGTTCCAGCAGTAGGTGTAATGTTTACTGATCTAATGCCTTCACCTAATATTGCAACGCCTGCTGGTACTGTTAACGGAAATACTTCTTCGTAATTACCAGGATAAATGTGAATAGTGTCTCCTGCTGTTGCAGAACTTAATGCTTTTGTAATAGTTGTGTATGGTGCTTGTGGATGATCACCAGCATTTGTATCACTACCATTCTTAGCAACATAATAAATGTTGCCTGGTGTTGATGTTAAATCTAAGTCTGATAATGTAATACTGTTTGCAACAACTGTTGTTGCTGTTACATCATCAAAGTAACCGTGATTCCACTTTTTAGTTGAACTACCAATTGTATATGTGTTTGTTGTATCCGGTATAATGTTACTTGCTATGTCGGCATTAATAGTGATTGTGTCTGTATCATCATCACCAATAGTAATATCACCGTCTGCACTGATGTTACCAGTTGCATGTAAGTTACCAGTAACGTTTGTATCACCTACAAAGTTAATAGTACCTGTCCCGTTAGGACGAAATTCTAAGTTTTGATTAGTTCCTAATGTGCGAATTACACTGCCATCAATTTCAATATCATCAATTTGTAATCTATCTTGGTAAATTACACTGTTTGGTGTTGCAATATTAAATTGACTTGCTGAAGTAGAGATTGTATTAGTACCACCATCAATTGTTATATTACCAATTGGTAGTGTTGTATCTAAAATGTCTAAAGATTGTATTCTTGCTGAACCGTTTATATCGAGCTCGGCTGATGGTGTTGATGTCTTAATACCAATACGGCTATTATTAACATCCAGATAAAGTAGGTCTGTTTCAAACGCTAAATCCACTCCTTGACGAAGCAAATTTGCCTTCAAAAGCGGACCAGATATACGACCAACTGCCACCTTTTTCTCCTATAAACGGGGATCCTGTCCCTCTACCCTGTTAGACAAAAACTTGCCTCTATCGCTGGATAACCACGGTTTGTCCTGCAACGGCTTGGCCAGCCCTTCATTGCATTAATAGTATTTATCGTTTTTGGATATTAGCCTAAGATAAGGTTCCAAAGGAAGTTAATTGACTCAGCGTATTCTTCAGTAACAGATTCACCGCCACCTGCCGCTAAAACCCACTGTGTTCCGTTGTAACTTTCAAGGTATCCACGCTGTGAATTAAACCTTGTCATACCTTGTGCTGGTGTGGCCGGACGTTGTGCATCTGTACCAAATGGTACTACAAGTCCCATAGTTTGATCAAACTTTAGATATGAATAAATGTCTGCAAGACTAAATGTAAATGGTGTATCAAGTGTATTTGTAATAGTATTGTTTTTAAACGTAAGATCTTCTTGGCCAATAGTACCTAATCCATTTGATATAAACTGAATATCAGCATTTGGTGTTGCACTTGTAATAGTATTACCGTTAATACTAAGAGAATTGTCTGAATCAAAACGGTTTGTTTGTAATGTTAAGTGATTTATTGTTGTATTAGCCGCATTTCCTGTTACTAATGTGTATTGATTGTTACTTAGGTCAATATATGTATCTCTATCAGTATCGTATAAGCCATCAAAACTAACATTACCTCCACTATAACCTTCAAATATTCCCAAGTCTGTATTATAGCGTAAATCAGCAACGTTATCTTTACGCTGTAAATTAGTACCTGTAGGAAGTCCTAAGTTATTAGTTGCTGACATAGTAAGATTATTAGTTGGTGCTAATGTAAGATCAGCAGTATAAGATCCTAATATATTACTTCTTGCAGTAACTTCGTCAAATACAACGTTTGCTGAACCACTTGCACGTAAATCTAAATTTTCATTTGTATTATTAACACTAATAGTATTTGCATTGAAATTAAAACTATCTACTGCTAACTCATTAAAGTAACCTTTCCTCCAACGTTTAGTAGATGTACCTAAAGTGTATGTGTCTGTAGTATCTGCATACAAGTCTTGTGCAAAAGATGTAGTAAAGTCAACAGTATCACCCGGTTGATCACCAAGTGTTACAATACTTCCACCAAGTGTTAAGTTACCTGTAACATCTACACTTGCCATTCTTGTATTTGTAAGTAAGTTGTGTATGTTTGAAGGAGATGCAAAGTTAATTGGTCCTGCAACAGACTTAATTGTGTTAGGAGAAAGAATTCTTATTGCTCCTGTTTCAATATTTGAACCATCAATAAAAGATGTGTTTGCATTTGTGCTTACTCTTAAACTTGAAAGTCCTGTTGCATCAACAGTGTCAGCATCAATACTTGTTGTACCATCTTTAAGATTTACGAAAAATGTATCTCCAACCTTAAAATTACCTTCTTGGTCTTGTGATTGATAGTAAACTGTTCCGCTGTTTAGTTTTGTAACTTCATTTGCTGAAATAGTTTGTGTAACATCGTTAGTTACATTCTTTCCTGATCCAACATAAGCAAAGTTGTGTGATATTAGATATGCTAAACATTCGTCACCATCTACTTCAATACCTTTATTTCCGTAAACACTTGCTGAGCCGATGGATCTTATTTCGCCGCCTTTTATTAATACGCTATCACTACGCCATCTTCCTGGACCATTTACAATGTACATTGCTCTATTTGCAAAATATGCAAAAGAATTTAACCACTCAACCCTAACACCGTTTGTCATTGTAAGTGCATCAACACCTGGAGTAATAAAAGTTACTGCATGGAATAACATACTTGCTTCATTTGTATCATGATCACAAACACTACCATCTACAAGTGCGCCTTTACCAGCGTCTCCAGAATCAAAACCTCTTGGATCACTTGCACTTGTTGTTTGTCCTTGTGTAATAACTGTTACATTTCTAATATATGGACTACGTGATGTAACTTTCATGTCGCCTGCAAATCTAAAAGCATAACCTTTATCATTTGTGCTATCATAAAAGAAGTTTTTAACTGTTAAATCTTCAACAGTGCTTTCTCCATTTAGTAAGAAACAGTCTTCGCTTTGATTATCAGTGGTCGGACGTATCTCAACATTACGCATGTCTTGTCCTTTTACTGTAACCCCTGCTGGAACTTCTAATGGAAATTGTTCTTCATAATCGCCAGCCGCAATAAGAACAGTATCTCCTGCTGTTGCTCGACTCAACGCATACTTAATTGTTGCAAGTCTACCTTGTGGTGCAGTACCTCTATTATTATTGTCACCGTTAACAGCAACATACCATATGTTACCTTGTGAAAGTGTAACTTCAATACCAGCAACTGTGATATTTTCTACACCAATATTATTTGTTACTGTAAAATCTTCTGTTTGTAAGTCAAAACGTTTAGTAGTAGTACCTACATTATAAGTTCCAGTAGCGTCTGGAATTAAATCACTGTCAATGTCTCCTAAGAATCTAACATTATCCTCATCACCATCGCCACCAATTAAAACATTTCCGTCAAATGTAATATTACCTGTTGCATGAATGTTACCATCAACGCCAACTGTTTGTCCTGCTGTAATAAGTTCGTTAGTACCTGCGCCTTGTGGAATAAAATCTACATCAGCATTTGTAGTGTGTGATCCGATGTAATTATTTTGTATGTCAACTGAAGATGTTTTAATACCGCCAACTACAACACCACTGCCAACTCCGCCAGCATGATTAATATTAATATTTCCTGATGGAACACTTACACCGTTTGGACCAAATGTAAAGTTACCAATGTTTAAATCATTAGTTATTGTTAAGTCTTGTCCAGTGCTTCTTGCTTTTAAAGTACCGTCAACTGTAAGATCCCTTGGCCTTGTTACTGTGTTAATACCAATCTTACCATCAGTATGACCTATGTACAGTAGGTCTGTTTCTACTGAAAGATCTGCTTCACGCTGTAGATTGGCCTTTAATAACGGACCTGATATTCTTCCAAGACTGCTCATAGTTAATACTCCTTAACTATATTTATTGGATTTACTTGTCGAAGTTATGTAGGACTGTTACGGCTTTGCCGTTTGGTATTGCTGAAAGGAATTTGATGTAATAACCGTCTGCATATGGTGCATTTGGTCCTGCAAGGTTACCACTTGAACTTTGTTCTAATGTGTAGTTTGTTACGGATAACTGTAAAACGTTTTCTACAATTACTAATGCACTCTGTGCTGTTGCTGGTACTGGATAAGACGTGTCGTTAGCGTTAAGAGGCCCAAACACAGTTTCAGTACCGTCTCCTGTGCCTAAACTTTGTTGTGTAATTGGTGTTGGTTCTTTAAGTCTAATCTCTTTCCAAACACCATTATCATAAAATTCAACACTGTTGTTTGTAGTGTTAAATCTCATTTGACCTAATGCTGGATATGCTGGACGATCTGCGTCTGCACCTACTGGAACTTTCAAAGCACTTTTGGATCTGATATCAACAGTTTGATCAGTATTATAAAAAATACCAACACCTCTGTCGATTCCTCTATTATTAGTTGTTTGTGCTTTAAGAAATTTCATTACACTTCCAAGTAACTTACTGTTGCTGATAGATTATAAGGTGCTTGTCCTTCTAATATAATTCTATCACCAGCGGCTAATACCATCTTCTCTGTGTCAAACGTAAATGTGTCTGAACCTGCTACTCTTACTCTTTTTGCAATCTGTGTTTGAGCACCTACTGCAATTGATCCTGTGCCGCTTGGATTAGCAACTGCTGGAACAATGTATAAATCAAAAGTTGCATCGTTTGCTCCACTTAGGTCTTCTGCCGCTGTGTTACAAACCACTAAAGTTAAGATAGCATACTGAGTACTTGCTGGTACAGTAACTATTGCTTTTTGTGTATTGTCAATTAATATGTTTGCTAATGCCATGCTAATATTTATCCTTACAATAGATACCCAAACATAAGGGCTCTATTTCTACTAATTAATTCGTCTCGTTCGTTATTTGTATTTACGTAATATACGCCTGTATTGCCTGGGCCTTCTGACTTAGAATAAAGACTTACTCCGTCTGCTGGTGCTAACGGATCAACAGCAACATCATCAGTTCCTGGTGTTGTTGCAATATTTAAAACATCTTTAACTCTTACAGTACCTGTGCCTGGTGCTTCAAGTATTAAATCACCATTACTAACTGTTCCTGATATAGTTTGGTCTTTAATTCGTACATCATTTAATTCAATTCTGTCTGGAAAGAATGTTGATACAATGGAACTATCCATCATAAAGTCAACTCTACTTTGTCCGCTAATATCAGAAGCGTCTGTTGCTTCTACTTGCGTATTACCGTCTGCAATTTTTCTAATTGCTAAATCGTTTAGTGTTGCATCAATAACTTGATCAACATATAATTTATTTGTAAGTGCATGATCATCGTCATTGTTAATAATGCTGTTACTATATGTTACTGCTGAACCAACTATTTTAACTGTTTCACCATTTGTGTCAAGATATAAACTACTGCCGCCTGTTTGAATACTTGGCGCTCTAATTCCTAAGTTGTTTCCAACTGCATCTCTAAATACAAATGTACCAAACACTTCTGTTGCTGGTGCGTTTGGATTTACATGTTCAATTGTTTCGTCAATTAAAAATAATGCATCTTCTTTTGTACCTCTGTCAATTCTAATACCAGATGTTCCTTCACCTACTCCAGCACCTGTTTCGCCTTTGTTAAGTTCAATAATATTATCTGAAATTTCTAAATTTACAGTACTTACGTTTACAGTGTTACCTTCAATAACAAGGTCACCTGTAACTCTTGTTTCGCCAGCACCTGAGCCTGTGTCAAGACGTATAGTCCCACCACTTTGCGTTTTTACTGTATAATCACCATTTGGTACACTTACATATTTTGACATTACAATTCCTTAAAAGTATGTAGGGGATTTCTCCCCTACAACGTTTATTCTTTATGCGTTAGTGAAATCGTCATCATCAGTGCCGACTAATGTATCGTCGTCACCCGCTTCTTCAAACTGAACAGCACTGTCATTGTTTGCAGTACTAAAGTTCCAAGCAATTGATGTTCCGCTTAATGCATTTGAGCCTGTACCATCTGGTGCAATGATTGTTGCTTTACGTCCAGAAATTTTAGAAACTTGATAAGTTTCTGCGTCATCACCTTTTACAGTGATCGCCATTTCTGTACCAGTAAGTGCAGATGCTAATTTACCTGTTGTTAAGAAACGATCGTACTTCGTTCCTGGTGTACCGATAGCCGCTACACGAAACTTCTTAGATCCTAATTGCTTAACAATATAACCTTCAGTAACAGCAGAGCCGTTATGAAAGTCAACTTTGATTTCGTTGCCACCTGCTGTAGGTACTCCGAAAAACTTTTTATTAATTGGTCTTCCCATTTTGTTTTCTCCTATAAAGTAGTCCTATCCGGGTTCTATCCGGTACGCAGTTGGTATTCTGCATAAGTCCGCCTTGCGGCACACTATCTGACACAAGTATTTATCTAATAGACAGAACTGGAGAATATTTCGGCTTTGTTGCTATATTGATAAATTCACGTACAAAATCAAATTTTGTTGATAATAATTCAAATATTTCAATATCAAGATTTGTTGTAGCAATACTATAACTGCTTTTACCTATATTAGAATAGTAATCAATACTCAATCCATATTCAGGAAATACACCTGTAACAAAAAGACATGTATCGCCCAGTTCTTTTGCTGACAGTCTGTAAGGCTGTTTTAATGACAAGTACGCTTCTGCAAATGATTTTTCAGGAAGGAAATTTGGTTTATCTAACTTATCTGCAAGGAGCATTACTACATACGCTTCAACTTCTAAGGGAAGTTCGTACCCTGTAGTGGACTGTGTCTCTTGGACAAGGTCATAAAAGACCGTTGTGTACTCGTCCTTCATACAAATATTTAGTCATAAAAAAAGACTCCGAAGAGCCTTTTAGTATAAGCATAATAGGTAGGACTTGGGTACACCTACAAGCACGGACCGGAATACCATTCCTAAACCGTACAACCTATCCCCGCGGGTTAGTGCGATGTGACTCAGCGTATTTCTACTACCAAGCCTGGGTACCACCCCTGGACAGTCAAGTTCGACCCTTCTGGTAAAGGCCTCTTCCTTGCACTATAAACAAAAAGTAATTAGTTTTTTGTTGCTATGTTATTAATATAACACTCTTTGTAGGAAAATGCAAGAAGTAAGTTTACCAAAATATATATTTTGAATAGCCATAAAAAAAGGGCAGTGTTGCCACCGCCCTTTTCAATAAAATTAATTCTAAGAATTAACTAAATGTTACACCAGCAACGCTCACACGTGCCAAGTAGTCTGCCGCATTACCAAGAGATGATGCAGTGTTGTTTAACTCTACATAACCGTATCTTGTCATGAATGAAACTACAGGCTCGAACGAAGTTGGATCTAAAACAACGCCTGAAGACATTAGCGGAATGTATGGGCAATAGAATGCCGCCGCGTCTGCTTCTGATGTTCCTTTGTAACCAACAAGTACGTCTGTTGCGTCTGTTGCATATGCGTCTACGTATACTTTCATTGCGCCGTTTAGTGTACCAACAAGTTTAGTGTTAGTAGGTGCTTCGAATGTACCTTCAGTTGTTCTTGCAAACGCTGAAGTTGTAGCAGACTGAAGTACAGTTAACGTATGCGGTGATACCACTGCAAAGTTACCTGCGCCACGTCTTGTACGCTGTGCGATTTTATTAGCCGCTCTGTTAATCATTACAGCAAGTGCCGCATGTTCGTCACCGACGAATGTAGCAGTTCCTGATACAGCAGTTTGATCGTACTGTACATCTGATTCAGCAGTTCCAGCCAAGTTACGTAATGAAGCAAGAACTTCTTGATCGATTTCAGCAGTAATTTCTTGTGCTAAAGCCGCCATAATTTCCGCTTCTACGTCAATGCCTTGTTGTGCTTGTGCGTCTTGTGCAGACTCAAAAGTCCAACGTGCTGACAATTTACGTGTCTTCGCTTCGACTGTTTGTTTTAAGATCTGAATTGACAATCTCTTACCTGCTTCACCTTCAAGTGCCGCTGTAGCAGATGCCTTATCAGTAGATCCACCACCTGAATAGCCTAAGCCAATCTTGAACGGTGATAGAGCCTCTTCGCCTGCAGTCACATCATCTAATGTGTCTGAGTAACGAACTCTTAATGTGTGGATTTGACCCACTGGTCCTGTCATAGGTTGAACACCAACGATTTCGTTAGCGATCACTGTAGGCATGACCCTTCTTATTACTGGTAGGATAACTCTATTTAAAGTTGCAACATTACCCGCAGAAGTTGCTCCTGCTGTAGCCGACTCAGCCAAGTACTTCTTGGTGTTGTCAAGCGTAGCAGACATAACAGACTTCTTATTGCCTTGTAGGCCTTCAAGTAATGCGCTCTTAGTTTCCTGCCATCTACTTTCTAATAGTTCTGACATTGATTTCTCCTTATTTTAATCCTGCAAGTCTTCTAATATCTACGACATTATCTGTTGCAGAATTACTTGCGCCATTTCTAACGTTAGATTCTTCTTTGTTGCCTGTTACTTCTTTCGCCTCGGTAAGTGTTGCCTTCTTCTTTGCCGGAGTGTTACCATCAATTACTGACGGTAAGTACTTGTCAAACTGTTTTTGGATATTAGCAGTTTGTACAGACTCCAGTAAGTCTGTCATAATCTCTTTTTGTTCATTGCTCAGTGGAGCAGTCAACTCGGAAATTACATCTTTTCTTTTTGCAGTTTCTTGTGCCTTTTTAAACTCAAGATCCTTAGATTCAACTAATTTAGTTGTTTTCTCAACAGTTGCTTTCGCTTCTGCTAATTGCTTGTCTTTCACTTCAACAACTTGTAAAAGTTTAGCAGTTTCTGATTTCTCATTTAAGTAAGAGTTAGTATACTCTTCCGCAAACGTTTCAAACAATTTTCTACCAAAGTCGTTTTTACGTGCAACGTCGATGTCTTCTTTAAGTTGCCCAATCTCTTTTGTAAGAGTTTTTGCAACAGTATTTTCAACAACCTTCGCTCCATTTTTAACGAATTTTTCTTTTACTGTGTTAAGATGCTTCTTAGCCTCTCTAATTAGTCGAACTTTAGTCTCTGCAAGATCTTTCTTGTCTTCATGGAATTCAGCAATTTCTTTTGCCAAAGCCTCTACTACAAATTCCTCAAGTTTGCCAAATTTCGTTGACATTGCTTTTTGGTCTTCATGTAGTTCAGAAACTTCCTTGCCTAATTGTGCAACAACAAAGTTTTTCAGTAGGTCTGCGTTTTCACGCATTGCTACATGATACTTTGCTCTCGCTTCAGCAAGTTTTGTGCGGTCATCAGCAAATTCCGTAATCTCTTCACCAAGTCTATCCTCAACCATTTTTTCCACTGCTTCAGCCATTACAGCCTTATCGTGGTCATATTTTTGAGCAAATTCTTCGCGAAGTTCTGCGGTTACTTCCTGACGGTTTTCAGTGATCTTATCCGCCCATGCTTCTTCAATCGATGCTTTGATGTCTTCAGAAATTACATTATTCTCAAAAAGTGATTTCAGTGCTTCCAACATCATGTTCTCCTTATTTTAAACCTTGGATAATGTTTACCAAAGATTCTTTCAAATACTTCTGTGCCTTTGTGTCGTTTTTTACTTCGCGAGCCATATTAAATGCCTTATACCCATCTTTGGTATTCATCAAATGCTCGTAAATTGGCGTTGGATATGCGCCTGGAGCAGATGGTTGAGCAACTATATCAACAGTGATAATTTCAAAGTCGCTTACGTTACTATCTTCGTTTACGTTACCTGAACCACGCGATGAAACACCAAGTTTAACTCCGCTTTCCAGCATTGTTTTAACAAGTTGTCCCATCGGGGTTGGTAATACTTTTAATTTTCCGTATCCGTTCGGTCCGTCCATCCACATTTCATTTACCATGTGGCTTACACGGTCTAGGTTAATATTAAGGCCTT